CTGGAACGTTTGCGCGTTCTTCGCAGATGTGAACGAGTGGGAAGAGCACACCAAGATTACCTGGCGTGACTTGTTCGAGGAAGACTTGCCAGTCTGGGCGGTACCAGCCGGGCGCGACCCTCAGCCCGTGGCATGGGACATGCGTTCTCATATCGCTGAGTTCACCATGGCCTGTGAAATGGTACTTGGCGAGATCGAGAGCGGGACGTTTGTTCACGATGGGGATAGCTTCCTCGGCCGCCATGTCGTAAACGCCCGGCGTCGGCCCAATCGATGGGGTATCAGCATAGCCAAGGAGAGCCCGAAGTCATCGCGCAAGATTGACGCGTGTGTAGCGATGATCATAGCTCGCCACGCGCGGAGGTTGGTCCTGTCGAGCAAGAACTTCAAGGAGCAGAAGCGCGAGGCTGAGCGCGCGCAAAAGAGACAAGTCTGGAGCTTCAGCTAATGATAGTTGACATCGCAGAGGTTAGCGACCTAGCCGAGCAGATGATGCAGCTCCGCTCGATGGAGCAGGTTCGACTTGACAAGATCGCCAGGTACATGCAAGGCAAGCACCAGAAGCCGTACGCGCCCAAGGGCGTCAATGCTGAGTACCGCTGGATTATGTCGAAGGCCAGGCGCAATTTTCTGCCGCTCGTCGTTTCGGTCATCTCGGAGAACCTACATGTAGACGGATACAAGCCGTCAGGCACGACGACCATCGAGACGGCATCCAGTACCGACCCTGAAGACTCATGGAATGCGTTTCGCGCCAACCGTATGATATCCCGCCAGCACGGCGTTCACCGGTCAGTTAGCAAGTATGGTTCTGCGTACATCGTGGTACTCCCCGGCGAGATGGCGCGGGATGAAGAGATGGGCGCTCCTGACAATGTACCGGTTATGCGCCCGGTTAGCCCGCGACGTATGACGGCCTTCTATGCGGACGACATTGATGATGAGTGGCCTCAGGTCGCAATCGAGGCACGCGTCACAGGCAATCCGATGCGGCCGCAGGAACAGCGCGTGATCGTAACGTTGTACGATGACCAGATGCGATACATCCTGATGAGCAAGCAGAGTGGCATCGTGACGAGCGTGTCGCAGATCAGTCTAGAGATGGCTGTACCTGGCGACCCTCATCTCAATGGGCTGGACCCGATTACGGCGCACGGGCTCGGGATTTGCCCCGTCGTAAGGTTCCTGTATGAAGCCGACCTCGACGGCGAGACTGACTGCTCAGGCGAGGTAGAGCCGCTCATCCCGATCCAGGACCAGATCAACGCAACGACGTTCAACTTGATGATGGCTGAGCAGTATCAAGCGTTTAAGCAGCGCTGGGTTACCGGCATGGCGCCTTCTGACGAAGCAGGACGTCCTCGTGTTCCATTCCAGCCAGGTGTAGATCGTGTCTGGGCGGCCGAGGACCCGACCAGCAAGTTCGGTGAATTCAATGAGACGCATCTGCAGCCGTACATCGACAGTCGCGAGGCTGGTATCAGGCACATGTCTACAATCTCGCAGGTGCCGCCGTATCACCTACTTGGGCAGATTGCGAACCTGTCAGCAGAAGCCCTGGCCGCCGCGCGGGATGGTCTAGACCGGAAGGTCGAAGAACTACAGGCTATCCTCACTGACCCTTGGCGCAATAGCTTCCGCCTCAATGCTCTGGCCGCAGGTGACAAGAAGGGCTGGAATGACCTCTATGGAGAGGTAGTCTGGCGTGACACGAGCGCGCGGGCCTTCTCCGCAACTATCGACGGGCTCGGCAAGGCCGCTCAGATGCTAGGCATCCCGGTTGAAGAGCTATGGCGCCTCATACCGGGCGCGACCGCCGACGATGTTAATGCCTGGGTGCGGGCGAAGCAGGAATACCAGGCGAAGGATGTTGTCAAGGATGCTGTGGCTGCAGCCCTGCAGAGCCAGCCTGGCTTCGCCAATGTCCAGACGACTCAGGGCGGGCTCCCAGTGTCTGTTCCCGTCGAGGTTCCGGCTGGGACTCCAGGCCAGGTCACCGGCGTAAACAAGGCCAAGGAGAAGAACTCTGCTACTGGTGGCGGAGGTCTGAATGTCCACTAGCACAGATACGACCTTCGACCGGATACCGCAAACCGACCGGGACGCGGTACGGGGCCGGGAAAAGGCCGACCCTGGGACGGGTAGGCGAAACCCTAGTTCAAGAGCCCCTAGGGCGAGCCGGTTTATATTCACTGGCACGTCCGGTCCTCTCGCGGCTATCGCGCCGAATCCGCCACGGGCTCTACATGCACATCACCAGCATTCGCAAGGTGCTCTCAGCGAGTATGTCAAGAACTCCATCCGGGCGATGTGGGATGCGCATATCGACCCCAACAGGTTCTCAGCGAGCTGGAAGGACATGGGCCCGATCCTCAAGATATTGATTGCTCAGGCTTATGCCGGATCGGCCGCTAACGCTGCGGAGTATTACCGCAATCTACACGTCGTCCATGGACTCGACTTCCCTGTCGTACGTACAGCTCCGTTCGACGCCCAGCACCTACATCGTATGACGGGCTCCGTTGCAAACGGAACCTTCTATCACCATCTAAACACGAAGGGAGCAGAACCGGGCGCAGCGTCCGAGATGGCGCGCAACACTCTTTCTGGCGCTGGCGCCCGGTTCGCCCTGAACGGCTCACGGAATACAGTGACTGCGGCCGTAACTCGTGACCCACTCGCTACAGGCTGGGAAAGGCTGCTCAGTCCGAACGCGTGCTCGTATTGCGCCGCTCAGGCTGCTAAGGGACCATTCAAGTCTGGCAACACAAGTTTCCGCGCTCACGACTACTGTAGCTGTCTGGCTAAGCCCCTGTTGCGCGGAGTCAGCGAAGATAGCCCGAATGCGGAACTTCGTGACGAGTGGAACCGTATAACAGAAACATTCACCGGCAAGGAAGCGAGAGCTGCCTGGGACCAATACTGGAGAGAACATGGCAACGACACCAGTTCATGAGACGGCAGCCGGACGTAAGGCGGCAGCGTCAAAGGGCGCAGCACTGCCGAGCAAGAGCGGTGGGAATCCGCGCTACCCGACGCCTAACGTGACATATCTCAAGAAGGCAATCCGCGCGGTCGGGCGTGGCAAGGGCGATCATGCTGTAATCAGGCGCTACCTGATACGTCGTGCTAATGCTCTCGGCGCGCGGAACCTCATCCCAGATAACTGGAACTCAGACGGGAGTACAAGCTAGTGGCTGGAACCAGCAGGAAGACGAAGACCAAGCAGCAGGCCGCCGACGACGAGGAAGACCAGAAGGACAAGGGCGACGACGAAGGGCAAGAGGAAGAGGGCGACGGCGACAAGACAGACAAGCAGAAGCGTGAAGACGCATTCCGCGAGATGATCGCAAGGAAGCGAGGCAAGAAGTAATGGCGAGTGTAGGCGACACTCTGGCTTACGGGCATGTAGACGGCATCGGCTTCGGTGAGCTAGCCAAGGGCGAGCCGCTAACCGCCGAGATGTCAGAACTCGACCTCAAGGACGGGCAGGAAGTTTTGTTCCTTGCGATCGACGAGGATTCTGGCTGGCCCATCATCGAGTGGACCGACGCAACCGGTATCAATCGTATCACGACAGTCGACCCCGACATATTCGACACTCACTTTCAGTAAGTGGAGGCATCATGACTCTCCTATCAGCCGGCCAGATGATGCAGTGGGCGGAGCAGGCCGCACTCAATGCGGTCTTCTACAAGGCTCAGAGCCCTGCGGTACAGGCGACTTACATGGCCCTGTCGACGGCGGCCGTCTCGGGCGTGCTCAACTCGACCGAAGTGCTCATGTCGGGCGGCAGCATCAATGAGTACAACACCTCGACCGCTTACGCGCGCCAGGCGTACGGTCCGGTGGCAGCAACGGCGGCTAGCCCGTCGGTCATCTACAACACGGCCCAGATCACGTGGGGTCCGTTCACGTCCGCGCCCGGTACGGCCAACTGGGGTATAGCCTGCGACCTGGTGTCGGGTGGTACAGCGAAGCCCATCGCGGCATTCCTGCTCGCGTCGTCGCGTACCCCGGCAATCGGAGACAGCCTCCAGGCCGCTGCGGGTACCGGCAGCGCGGGTGTGGGCTTCCTCTGCCAGGTGTGACATGGCTATCTTTACGATCAGCCCGGCTATACCTGATCTCAGGGTATACAGGGCGTATCCGTGCGGCGCGATCGTGGATGTTGACGTCGAGTGCGGTGCGACTCCGGCGAGCATGTACCAGAGGGCATGTGGCGTAGTCGGGCATGATCGTAACATATGGCTATGTCCGGTACATGCGACGCTCGCTATCTGTGGCGGCGCCATATGTCAGGAATGCGCCAAAGCAGGAGGCGTTATGCCTGTCATCCTAACCCGGCTATCGGAACCAATGAGGTTTGCGTAATGGCTATATACGATGTACCGTGGTCCATTACTGGAGTATCGAACGCTGCTCTAGCATGGCTACGGAGCACGGCTGCCAAGGACATGCGAATCTGGGAAATTGGTGTGTTCATGGAGTCAGGTACGGCTGCGGCTTCAGTTATTGGGCTAGGACGCCCGGCTGCTGTCTCAGTTACGCCTACCGCGATCGTGCCGCAGGCTCAGGACACATCAGCAGGGGCGGCCGTATGTTCAGCGTCGGTCGCGGCCACGACCAAGCCGACATCTCCGGCGAACTTCATGCGACGGTTCGGAATGCCGGCGACGTTGGGGGCCGGTATCATCTGGACGTTCAGTCGCGGGCTCGTCGTCCCTACCGGGCCAGCTGAGATTGTAATCTGGAATATTGGTGCATCGACTTCAGTGTTTGGCGGTTACTTCAGCTACGATGAGTGATGGCTGATGGCCGAGGACCATACACGTAACACGGGCGGTGTACCATGGGGCAACACTGTACCGGGCTTTGGCACACGTCCGTTCACTGAGGCAAGTCCGCAACAGAGCACAATTCTTGCTGTACCCGACCCACCGGTCATATACTATGGCGTTATACCTGATGACAATATTGTCCCGTTCCCGGCGTCCTGGGGCGTCCTGCCGTTGCTGCCTGTGTGGCTGCCCGGACAGGAGCTTGACGGCCTCTCATCAACGATATCATCTGCGACAGGTTCGCTTGGGCTCAGCTCTGTTATCTCGGGCATGAGCGCTTCCTCATCGTCCGCGTCGGGCACGGTCGGCGCTATCATGGCGGTGTCCGGTACATCACCGAACGCATCTCACGCCAATGGTACTCTTGGCCTTCTGGGCGTGATAACCGGTTCGTCCTCGACTGTTTCATCAGCGTCTGGCACGGTTGTAACAATAGCTGTTATATCTGGTGCCGCGTCTTCTGCCTCATCGGCTTCTGGATCGATCACGCGGCAGGGCGGCATTGCCGGGTCTGCGTCCTCGGCGTCCTCCGCTTCTGGTTCTATAGTCAATCTTATGGCCTGCGCGGGGTCTGCTAGTTCCGTGTCGTCGGCGTCTGGCGCCATACTACAGTCACTTGTCTGCGC